TCCGCGCTTTGGCGGAATCCATTAGCCCGACTTTGCGCTCTTCAATGTCTGGCGCTTCCCGGGAAATTGATTCTGAAACGTTACTTGTTGCCATTTTTTAACCCCGTGCTGCGTTTTTTTCAAGTTGATTCATAAGAGCATACATGCGTTTTGCTCCTGCGCGTCTGTCGCCTTTGCCTGCACCACGAACGGCTTTGGCAGTCATTACAAATTCGCCGTCAGACAGCATCGCAGGGATTGAATCAGAGGTCCCGGTCCCCGGACCGTCGATTTGACCAGTGCGCCTAGGATAACCGCCCGTGCCCAAAGTCGCAATACCGCCTTTGTTTAAAAGTTTTTGATTAGCAAATGCAGGGTTAGCAATTGCCGTTTGATAACGTTCAAAAACCTTTGAAGCGTCAATTGCACCGGGAGTACCGGCAAATGCTCTAGCTAATTGCGCGGGATCAATTTGATTAGCATCCATGTACTTTGCAGCAGCCAGATCATTAAGACCTGCATTTTTTGCAAAATAATCCCGAATATTTTGATCGGTCACGGCATTGGCTTTAGTTTGCGCTGCAATTGCCGCTGTATCACCTGCGTTTGCAAGTGCCGCCTGTGTGTATCGCGCATCAATACTTTGTGCAGAATTAGCGGGAAGGTTTTGCATGCCCACAACCCCAGCAACTTGAGGCGCTTTAATTCCAAAGTAATCCATTCTTTCTGCAAGCGTTTGATCAGTTGCGGTTGGATTAGCTTTTAAATAATCCATTATTTGTTGATTTTGAACGGTTGTAGATTGAGCTTGGAACCGTCTTCTATCCTCTAACGCAGCAAGTCTAAGACGTTCAGCTTCAGCGGCCCGGAGACGTTCAATCTCAGCAAGCCGTGCAGCTTCTATTGCAGCAAGTCGTGCAGCTTCTATGCCGGCAAGCCTGCGGCGCTCAGCTTCAATCGCAGCAGTATTGTCTACAAACTGTGGCACATACGTTGGGAAAACTGGCGCTGTATAAACACCCGGTCCAGCGACCGTAGGTGTCGTATTGTAATTAACGGGAGTTGCCACTGGATTAAATACGTTTGAATACAACGCAGAATTGTTATAGGGTTGATCTACAACGGTGGGCCTGTACGCCTTGCCTAAGGTTGCTGTATTTGCAGCATCAGCTTTAATAAATTTATTTAATGTAGGAGCAAACGCCGCTTGACGAGTGGCTCTTGCTGCGGCAGCAGCGCCTTCTGGCGCATCAAAGGCTAAACCCGCATTGATATTTTCATAGGCACTCTTAGAGCCTATTGCTTTTTTTGCTGCTTTAGCCGTGGCTACTGCACCGCGGGCCGCGGCCTGTTTTTCTTTAGTTTCCGCAAGGGTTTTAGCGGATGCTGCAGCAGTTTCTGTTTTACTAAAAGCTGCACGGCCTTCTGCTTTACCAAACTTTACATAATGTTCATAAGCGGAGCCAAATGACACCGGTTGTCCTGTAGCAGACCTACCCGTCCTAAGCTCCTCAGCTACAGATGGATTTGCAGTAAGGTATGCTTGCTCATCAAAATTAGCAGCGGTTACTTCACCACCATCGGCGTAGCCTCTAGGACCTGCTAAAGATGCAATGCCCAAGCCTGTGTCATACGTAGGCAGGGGATCGTACTGACCAAAAATAGGCGCGCCATATTGATCGTATTTGACTCCGGGTAAACCCTGAATATAGTAATTACGTTGATTGCCGCCTTCAGCAATACGCTGAGTCACAGGCTTCATCAACTGATCCCGCATTGCCGAGGGTTGAGCAGGAGCGGATTTAAATCCACCAAACGCACCGATTGCACCAATGCCTGCCAAAGTAGCGGGGCCGTAGGAGCGCAGAAAGCCCGGAGCATTAGCTTTAGCTGCCTGCCCCAAAGCTTCTGTTATGGTCTTGCCTTTGCTCATTGCATCGGCATATTCAGGTGTAAGTTTTAACTGCTCATTTGTTAGACTTGGAGAAAATAACTCTTTACCGCCCTGCATTAACTTGTCAACGTTAAATGTATTACCTTCACCGATACCAAGACCTTCACCAATAGTGCTAAAAGCTTTTCCAACACTAGGAATTGGGGGAGCAACACCAGAGGCAGTAGGCATACCAAAATCACTTGGATTTGCAGCAACCATATTTCTCGGGTCGTACGCAGGGCCGCCGGGGGCTTGTGTAACGTCAATCGGCACGTTTTGCGTCAATATTGGACCGCCGGGTAGCGTTGTTTGACCCACCTTAAAACCGGGAGGGGGCTCAAGATTTCCCGTTTGTGGATTTACTATTACAGAAGACTTTTTAGGCGTGAAGTCAGCAAGTGCGTCAGAAGTGGCTGCATTAGGGTTATAAAATGCCTCAGGATTGGTCTTATACAACTCCCCGGCATATGCTTCGCGAGCCGCGTTTGACGTAGCGGTGTCCGTCAATGCTCCTTGAGCCGTGTATTGCGGGAAAGGAGGAGATTTTAACATTCCAGTAAACCGGTCTACCTGCCCGCCCACTGTTGTAGGGCCGGTATAAGCAGTGCCAAAACCCTGTGTGACTCCAGTAACAGCACCCGCGGTCAAACCGCCAATTGCACCGGCTTTTAAAGCACTTTTTAAATTACCACCAGCAAGTAAAGTAGAGCCTGCGCCGCCCACAAAACCGCTAACTGCTGCAACACCGGCAGCAGAAGTAGCACCAACCAAACCGGCAGCAGCAGGGCCTAAGAAGAAGCCAAGGGCCACGGTTGTCACAATCTTGCCCACGGTGCTGCTTGCAAAGTTTTTAACAGCTTTACCAAGACTTTTGAAAGCCTTCTTTAAAAAGAACTCAGGTAGTCCCGTATTGGGATTGATTGTGCCTGAGCCACCACGGCGGCGCAGCATGCGCGCCTCAGCAGGTGTGATGTGCGCCAACATGGTGTCACCATTGCGGCCATAACTAGCAATCACTTTGGCAATAGGCTTAAGCTCTGCAATACCGCCTTGGGCAAACGCCTGAACACCCGCAGGCTCAGCAATCAACTGATCCACGGCCATGTTCATGGCAGCAAAGAACTGAGGGTCAAACTGCTCGGGCAACAACTCCTCCGGTGCACCCATCTCTAAATACTTTGCGCGGACCGCGGCATACTGCTCAGGATTACCCAGAATCTCATCCAACATGTTATTAAGCATGTCAAGCTCTTCCGGCGACAAATCGATCTGACTCAAGTCATTTCTAAATTGGGCCATGGCCTCCGGATCTATCTGCGCGGCACCCGCCAACATCTCATCACCAAACTCCTTAGGTGACACCGTCTGACGCATCTGCTCGTAAACGGCCATCGTATTGGGATCGGCAAACGGATTTGCGCCTGCCTCTTGAGGCATATCCATTGCGGTTTGGGGTGCTGTGGCCATGTCAGGTCCTTAGAAAAGGTATTTTGTTCAATTGTATTACGTAGACGTCTTTATGCGAAGCATTTGACTCGTTGCTTGTACACCATCTTGTGTATCGCGGTACACATCACCTAGTCGTAAATTGGGTAAGTCGGCGTCCGTGGGCAGCGTGTCTAGGTTCAAATTCAACGACGTTCCGCCCATGTCCCCCGGATTACTAAGCTGCGCAAAAAACAAACGCAAGGTATTGTTTAATTGATCCTGATACCTGCGGTCATACTCATCAGAGGCCAAAGGCAAGTTGGGGGGACGAACATTAAGTTCAGCCATTTACCGTCTCCCGTCTGCTCTGATATCTATCCGAGGCGCGCCCAGTTGCCATTGTGTGTTCAACTGATTTGAATCAATCTTAAATATCATCTGCCGCCCGCGCATGCGCGTGAATATCTGACCGGTAAATTCTTCGGTTATTACGTAGGTACTGCCCTTGAGGACAGAAGCTGACGCGTTGCTCGTGGTCCCCGAACCGGAGTTGGACAAACCAAACAAAGTCATGGTAACCGCAGGAACAGCACCTGTAGGCGAATTTGTAGAATCCCCAAACGTCAGATCAGGCAACACGCGCCACACAAATGCAAAGTTGTGGCCATCACCTATGTCCAGTTCCGATGATGAAATATAAGCATTAAGGGCTATTGGAGTGCTCGTTGCGTTGTCGTTCAAACCGTTTTCGTGTTCTACAATGTTGCCCGTGGTATTTGGCTGGTATGTAGCGGCCAACGGATAGTCACGCAAACCTGAATCAAGCCACGCTGTTCGTGCCATCGTGCCGTAATACCAGATTTTTTCTTGATAGTTATAGATGACGTAGCGGTCAATGGCAGTGCTTGATTCGGAACAATAGAACCACCATATCTCATTAAATCCCTCGTTAACGCCCGCAAATACTTGCAGGTTTTCGTCTTTGTTAATGTCTGTAAAAATAAACCGACGCAGGTCACAGTTCAATGTTTGCACACGGCCGTCATACGTGTAAAACTTATCTATCCCCATCCAGTACACAACACCAGAGGCTACAGCTACTGCATTGGGTCCATAAACAGAAATGCTTTCTGCAAGAAGTTGAGATCCCCAAACAAAAGGAGGACCAAGGTACTGCAGCGAATACAAAGCGGAATCTGTAAACACCACAATCTCTTGCCTTGTCTGTGCTGTGGTAATAATTTCGGAACCATTAGACAACCGCAAACTTCCCGCTTGATTGGTAGCTGTAGGTGTCCAGTTAAATGGATCTTCTTGCCCGCACCAACGAATCAGCATTGGGTCAATTGTGGACAAGCCGTAATCATTCACACCAAAAGTCAAAATAAAACGCGAGGTGTCTGAAACAACTAAAGTGTTAACGACCGTGGGCACGTCCACAATTAAAGACACAGCGCCGGTGCCCGCAGAGGAGGTGTTGACCAATACGTTAGAACTGTCCAATAACTTAAAAGTTAAACCGCTAACTTGAGTTACAGTAAATGTAGTCGCTGCAGCCACACCCGTTGGCAAAGAACCACCTGAGAACTGCAGCCTTGCGCCCTCTGTGTATGCAACAGTTGAGGTTACAACAGTGGGAGAAGCGTTGGTAAAGCTTACCGTGCCGCCAAGGGTGTTAAGCAGTACTCCACGAGAAGTTAATGGTGCCTCCCAATAATACAAGCCACCGCCGCGGAAGTTGAATACAAGATCTTCACCAAAGTTTTGCTGACTCCATAAACGCAAGGCGGAAGTACTGGTTAAACCATTACCCCACGTACCTAGACCCCATCCACCTGCACCCCATCCAACCAATGGAATCTGTGTTGCTGGACCGACACTAATTTCATATGCCGCTACGACAGAAGCACCGCCACCGGCACCCGCAGCATCTGTTGCGTTGGCTGTTGCTGTTGCTGTAAACGTGTAAGTGCTAGAAGTTAAAACAGTAATTTGATAATTGGCATTCAACACCGCTGCGGTGATGTTGCCACCCAGTCCCACAGCACCACTAAAGGTCACAAAGTCTCCCGTAGAAGCGCCGTGTGCTGTATCTGTAACGGTAATGGTTGCAGACCCGTTTGTGGCTACAAAAGGGTTGTTGTTAATGGTTGAGCTTGCACGTATGGGCGTGATGTCGTAATACGAACCACCGTTTTCTAAGTAAAACTTAAGGTTTGTACCAACACCAATGATGTTTCTGCCATCAAGTAATGCCCAGTTCCACAGCGACCGGCATATACCTAAAAAGGTATTGGTAGAAATACGGTTCCAGCCACCAATGACTTCGGGATTACCCTGACGAAAGCGTACCTTGTCGGCTTCGTACCAACCGCCTTCGGTGCTGTACCGCGTGTTTTCTTTGTTTACACCCGGCTTAAACAGGATTTTTTGTAATGGCATCGGTCAATCCAGTAAAGCGCACTCAGCCGTGCGGCGTTTTAACAAGCCCGGCAATACCTTGCCGCCACCTTTAGTCCAGAGCATTAGTTGTTCTTTTGCTCCTTCCCAATCACTGGCGTTGATTTTCCTCTTTAACGTAGATGTTTGCAAGCGTCCAGTGCCCAAATTGTAGGCAAAGTCCACGATGGCGTTGCACCTGCGTTCGTCCAGAATTAAACCCGGACAGTTACGCAGAACACCGGGCAGGTACGTATGCTCAAGCTCAATCATTAAAAGAGCGTGAGCCTCTTCCTGACTCATTGGTGCGTCTTCTAAAGTCACCTTGCGCTTGTCTGCGTAGTAGGTAGAGCCGTAGCCAATTGTGGCTACGTTGGCAGGGCAAAGATACGGCTTGGAGCGAAAGCCCTCAAACCGTTTACACATCTCTGCGGCTAGTTCTAAGTTCATAGCCCGCGCTGTTTTAGAGTTCTATCAAGGAACCAATAGTTAATTGTTCCAGCCAAAAGTGCCGAGAAGTCGGGGGAAATCATCATCTTAAAGACCTCCATCGGGGGCGCTCCTGCAACGTATGCGCTCCACT